ATGAGAGAATCACTCTTGTGGCTAACGACCGGACCCCCGGAGCGCGGGTTCAGGGTTATGCCGCTGAGTTCGTTGACCTCATATTGGCTGGTGCACGCGACGGCGAGCCATATAGCTTGGAAGACACCGCTGTCATGCTCGACAAGCCATCACAGACCTTAAGGGTCAAGCAGATATGGGAGACAGTTGACTGTCCAGTTCGTCAACTCATTGAGTGCTTCATAAAGAATGAACCTGGCAACAAGCCCGCCAGGATAATATCATCATTCCCAGATATGAGGTACCTTTTGAAGTTTTCATCATACTCCCTGAAATTTCGCGACGAGGTACTGCACTCTGAACACAACTCGCATTGGTTTTGCCCTGGGAAGACCCCCATTGCCATTGCTCAATTGGTTCAAGATTTTGCCACTGTTACCGGTAAGCCCGTAGGGATTGACTTCAGCAACCTGGATGGTTCGGTTTCAGCTTGGATTCAAAGACACATTTCGAATGCTGTCTTGTTGAAATACTTCAACGGAAGTCCCGAGCTGGCCGCTTATCTCCGGATGCTGATCTCTTGTCCCGCTAGGTCCAAACTGTTTGGATTTAGCTACCTGGCCGGTTGTGGCGTGCGAAGCGGCTCCCCTATCACTTGTGATGGGAACACCGAGATAGCCGGCTTCGTGCAGTACAGTGCGATTCGTATGACCCGACCCGAGCTCACGCCTAAGGAATGTTTTGAACTCTTGGGACCAGAGTTCGGTGATGATGGTTTGGCTGACGCTCAGTACAAGGCGGCCATAAACAAGGTGGCCGTTGACCTCGGGTTGAAAGTTAAATTGGAAGAATATCGACCTGAGGAGGGACTCGTCTTTCTGGCCCGGGTCTTTCCGGACCCCGTTAACACCCTTACCTCTTTCCAAGACCCCCTGCGAACCTGGCAAAAACTGCACCTTACTAGCCGCGATCCCAACATCCCTATCGCGGACGCTGCAGTCGACAGAGTTACTGGCTACCTAGTCACTGATAAATTGTCACCACTGACGGGAGCCTACTGTCATGCCATGTATCGATTATATTTGGATAAGTGTGGGTCAATGGAGAAGAGAACGGCAAGGAAGAGCTACTTTAAGGAAAAACCTTATTGGATACATGGCGATAGCTTTTGGCCACAGAGTGTAGAGGATGAGGATTTGATGAGGCAGTGCACATCAGCCCGCACCGGCCTATCCGTTGAGCTCATCCAGGAATTGGAACAACACCTAAGCACTCTGAAAGACCCCTGGGCGGTACCCACAGTTGA